GAGTTTGGGGGGAGCGAAACCTCACCACATGGTTCCTACCCCGACAAGTCAGGATCACATAGAACGCAAAAGCACAAACAAAACACCAAGCACGGGCAAACTCAATTACGAGACAAACAAGTCCGTGAGCCTAGACAGATGGGCGAAGATGTGGCCGACCCCAACAGCAATGACGGGGGGAGAGAGTGTGGCTCCAAGCCACCTAACGGGGGGACACGGCTGGAACATAGCGGCGGCGGTACACAGCGGGTTGTGGCCAACACCAAGCGCCCAGGAACCGGGATGGAAGAACATCGAGGTAGTGGACAAAGACGGGAATCCCCCAACCCACCACAACCAGAGGTTTTACGACAAGAAGACGGGGCGGGTGGTCCAGAAGGGCTTGCAACAAACAGTGGCCGATCCCAAGAGTGGTGGGAAGTTGAACCCTCAGTGGGTCGCCTGGTTGATGGGCTACCCAACAGAGTTCCTCAACTCCGTGCCTTGGGCAACGCAATCGTCCCGCAAATCGCAAAAGAAATAGGAGAAGCCATCCATGCGGCAGAAATTGAAGAACCGAAGACCCACGGTGACCCGCAAGCTTGAGACACTAACCGACACATACTATGTCTCCTTCGGAATAGACCTTTCCGACATGACCGTCCGTGAGGTATTTATAAGGGGCTCCAAGATCGGGAGCGATATGGACATACTTTTGGATGATGCGTCCGTGGTTCTTTCGCTGGCGCTCCAGTACGGGTTACCAATGGATCAGCTATTGCATAGCTTGCATATGGACAGAGTAGAGGGTGGAGTGTCCATCGTGGCACGTTCCATTGCGTTAATGAATGAAGAAATTGAAGCCATCAAAAAGGAGATCTCCGACAGCCGCGCTGTTGCATCTGAGAATGTTTCGGCAGAGGAAGGTGCAGCCGAAGAAGGGGAAGGGGGCGTACAGGAGGCATGACCTATTCTTTCTTAAAGATATTAGAGAATCCCTCTCTTCGGGTGATTAGCCTGGGGGCTGGAGTGCAATCCACTGTCATGGCACTGAAGAATTCTAGAGGAGAACTGGGACCCAAGGTTAGTTGTGGGGTATTCGCGGACACAGGATGGGAGCCAAAAGCCGTTTACGATCACCTGTCATGGTTGGAGAAGCAGGTTTCTTTTCCCATTTACAGGGTTCAGTCTGGCAACATCCGCCGTGATTTGGAAACGGATAGTAACACTACGGGGCATAAGTTTGCGGCAATACCGTTCTTTCTGATTAACAAGGACGGCTCAAATGGGATGGCTCGAAGGCAATGCACAAGTGAATATAAGCTTAAGCCTATACGGAAGAAGGTACGTGAGCTTGCCGGGTTACGCCCCAGGCAGAGAACGCCAAAGGATTTTATGGTGGAAATGTGGATAGGGATATCCACGGATGAAATGATGCGAGTTAAGCCAAACACTGATTCATGGGTCACCAACCGTTGGCCATTAATAGAAGAAGATATGTCCAGGCGGGACTGCCTGAAGTGGTTTGAGGACAATTATCCGGGGAAGTCCCTTACGAAGTCGGCATGTGTGGGGTGTCCTTTCCGAAGTAATGAGGAATGGAGGGAAATCCAGAGCGTAGACCCACAAGAGTTTGAGGATGCTTGCCACGTGGATGAGTTGTTACGAAATCAGGAGGGTCGGTTTAAAGGACAAAGGTTCTTACACGCGGATAGAATACCGCTGAAGGATGTGGACTTTAGTACAGCCGAAGATAAAGGGCAGATTGATATGTTTAACATGGAATGTGAGGGGATGTGCGGGGTGTAAAATGGAATGGTTAATTATGACGATAGGCCCGAAGTTTTGTTGTATAGGAGCTTCCGGTATAGGAGGTCTAGCCAATTGGGCCGTCAAAAAGTCTATCAGTTGGCGGGATCTTTTACTGGCTATCTTTGTAGGATGGGTGGCTGCGGAGTTTTTTATTCCTCCAGTGATGAAGCATTGGGAACTTGACATGACTTGGGGTCCAGCTATTGCCTTTGTTATTGGGTTCTGCGGGATACGTTTGCTACCTGTACTCGAAGAAGCCATAACAAACAAAGTAAAGAAGAGCTAATATGCATTTTATACAGATAGGTGGACGGAAATACCCAAGAGTGACAGTGCATTGGAAGGACATTATAGGGGATTCCGCCATGGTGGATATGGAAGACTCTTCCCAGCTTCTTTGCCCGGAGATTGTAACGGAAGGATATTTGTTTGACTCCTTTGAGGAAGACGGGGAAATGTATATCCGCACGTTTGCGACATGGTCCGACACCCAGGAAGGGGTTAGCTTTGGCGACAGGAACTGCTTTCCCTACACTGTGTTGACCAGAAACAGTAAGCACGATGTTCAGAACGGCTTGATATTCATAAGGGACAACAATGACTAAGACCCGGAGAAGAAGTCGGCTACGCCCCAGAAACATAAGGAAGAAACTTGGTCCACGTTCCGCGTGGCGGGGTTCTCGAAAGAAGAAGCGTGGCCAGGGATAATGTTCTGTTTGTACTGTGGGACGGAAAAGATTGACGGGAAGTGTCCGGGATGCGGTCACTTTCCTGACCTCCCCAGTTAGAGCTTCTTTATCGCATCCAGATCATAGCCCATGGCACCCAAAAGGATTTCCATCTTGTAGATAGATGGCTCGATGATCTTTCTCTGTTCGTAGTTTTCAATGGTGCTGGTGCCAATACCAGACATATGCGAAAGGTCTGGCCTTGTTAGACCAGACTCCCGCCGTATCTCCAAAAGTATATGCGACCAATGGTCAGGTATACTCTCCAAGCTTCCTTCAGTGCGGTACTTCCCCTTCCGTGTCAAACTCTTCAAGGATATCATCATACGTGGCATCCTTGTCTCCGACCATTACCCCTAGTGTAACAGTCAGAAGTCTAGACATCAGGTAGGTCAGTGTGGGTATCCCCATATGCACTGCTCCATATTCCACCGCCACACGAAACAGGGCGACTACTCTTCCAGATGGAGAAACATCCAATTTTGAGTCGCTAACCCTGCCTATAATGTCGGCATAAAAGTCATCAATATCTGCCATTAATCACCCCCACCTGGAGAAACACCTATCTGGTCCTTTATAATAATCGCGGACAGATTGGCATACCTTTCCTGAACTTCACGGTCTGTGGGGGCCTTCGAGGCACACCCAACCAGAAATTCAATCTGCTTCGCCGGGGATCGCTGATTAGTTTCTGACAGCTTCCATAGGTCTTCCCATATCTCTATAGGAACGGCCACCGTCTTAAATTGCTTCGGTGGTACTTTGTATCTGGTCTTCTTTTCTTCTTTCATTGAATCCACTCCCTGAGTTGTTCTCCCATTACCACACTGGCAATGTCCATTTTAGTGCGAAGAGCTTTGACTATCCTTTCGTCAATCGTCCCTTCGGAGATCATATCTATATACGTGACATGATCCGTTTGACCGATACGATGCGCCCGGTCTTCTGACTGCATTCGTACAGCCAGATCAAAACTGTTGGAGAAGTAAATTACCGTATTCGCAGCGGTTAACGTAATTCCGTAACCACCTGTTTGCGGATTGCCCACAAAGAACCGGGCTTCTCCGTTCTGGAATTTCTCTATGGCAGTTGTGCGGTCTTCGTCCGAAGTATCTCCGTAGTAACTTACGGTGGACCGGGGACCGTGTTCTTTCTGCAACGCTTTGGTTATGCGTTGGACATCATAACGGAATCGTGACCATATTATGGCCTTCCCGTTAATTTCTTCCAGACATTCCAAGAGCTCCTTAAGCCTGTTGTCAGCAATCTCTATCATCACACCCTCATCGGACTTGGTGTGTCCGCTCAATACCTGCTGCATTCGTAGCAACTGGGTCATGACATTTGGAGTGGTCATAAATTGATCGTCTTCGAGGTGGGCCAGAGCGTATTCCTTAAGATCGCTGTAGACCCTTCTTTGCTCATCGGTCATGGCCACATTGCGCTGGGTGTAAATCTTGGAGGGAAGATCCAGGCATTCATCTTTCGTAATCCGTGACGAGAACCCTTTGAGAAGCTCCGATAGCTGGTCCAGGTTCTTATACCCAACAATATCATTAAAAGAATGGGTGCCTACGCTACGGGGTTTAATAATTGCGTATCGCCACTCAAATTTATGGTAGTTGTCGCCGCAATCTCCCAACAGGCTTTTGTCCAGAAAGCGGCATTGCGCCCATAGGTCCATGGGACTTTGGGTTACGGGGAAACCTGTCAAAATACGCCTGTACTTGGCCAAAGCAGCCAGTTTAATAAGAGACTTTGTCCGCTTGGCTTTGGGAGACTTGATGGCAGTAGACTCATCTACCGCTAAAAGGGCCTCAGAGGACCCTAGAAGCTCTCCAAGATATCTGCGGCCAATACCGGGCCTAGACAGTGCCTCTACGTTCATTACAAGCACCCTGAGGCTTTCTGAGGGCAATAGCAAAGCCCTCAATTCCTCTTTCTGGCTTTTGCTGGGGGATGCTTTCCATACCACCACATTCCGCTTTATGCGGTCAGGAAGATGGGCTGGAATTTCCAGATTCGCCCAGTTCCTGTAGACGCCCTTGGGAGCCACTACTATAAGGGTATCGATCAAGTCCCTCTCAAATAGGATGCCAGCATTATCTATGGCGACTTTGGACTTTCCTGTACCCATCTCCAAAAAGTAAGCCCAATTAGTCTTGTCCCACGAGACTTTAAGAACATCAGCTTGATGCTTAAATGGAGTGGTTTTGAACTTGTATTTTATTTCCATACCCCATATATAGGTCATCAGATTATATTTGCAAAGAAAAATTATGCGTGTATAGTCTGCAAGTACTACGTAAGAAAGGAGAAAGTGTTGGCCACTGTTTTTGTCACCCAAGAGAACCCTCGTTTTGATCTGGTTTCTGCCAGGGAGTGGGGCGATCTCGAACCTCTTTCTTCTCCACACGATCAAATTCACATTAATCCTGGGCGGATGGTGTCTCATGTAAGACGCAAGCTGCGCCATTTTAATGATGATGATTGGCTGTTGGCCATGGGTGACCCAGCCATTATCGGCATTGCATTTGCGATTGCCGCAGATATTAACCGTGGCAAAATTAATTTGTTGAAGTGGGATAAGAT